CGTGTACTTAGACTCCTGCCGTATCACCGCCGTGCTGCGCTGGGATAACGCGCCAATCTCTCGCCCCGTGAAAAATTCCCCCTCCTTGTCGTTGTTGTCCACCACTACGATAGAGTCGGGAGTACGGTCCTGCGCGAGGATCGCGGCGATAGTCCGGAAGAGGATATCCCGCCGCCCGCGTGTAGGAATGACTACGGTGTAGCCTGACACGGCGTCTCCTCAATCTCCCACGTGGACTTACCCTTGTGTACGTCCTCTTGGAGCCGGTTGAAGCTCCGTCGGCAACTGCCCGAGGTGGCGTAGGGGTCCTCGCCGCTTCGGGCGAGTAGGCGGCCATTATCGGAGTGGGCTTCCCATCGCCATCCGGTTATATTGTTCCCCTTGAAGATAATCTTCAATGTGAGTCGCCCTCTACCTCGAACGGCTCGTGATCTCCGAGGAGGAAGCAGAGGTTGGCGATAGCTTCGGGCATCGTCAGGAACACCTCGGTAGCGAAACGCTGGATGAACGGGTGCTTCAGCACCTCGGCCATTCCGGTCACGACGATAATAGGGAGGCCGAGGGCGTGTGCGTAGCCCATCTCGAACCACGAGCCGATGCTCTGCCGACCGGGGGGCTCGGGGAAGTAGAGTAATACCGCCTCGGAGTTCCGGATATCCCGCAGGTCCCGCATGACGAAGCCGCCCTTGGAGTGCGGCCCGGCCTCGCCGAAGCCGTCCTCAGAAATCTTCTTCTTGCCCCGCAGCGGGCTTAGGCACGCTATCCCCGCCATCGACAGCGTCTTTTCCGCCTTCGTCCGCCACCGGAGGTGAATCGGCTTCTTCGTGATCGGGCCGCACAGGTATACGTTCGGACTGTGATTCGTCAGCATCCGCAATCTCCTCAATGGGCGTGGTGCCGGTCGTCAGGTCCTCGGGGCTCACGCATTCCAACCGCCCATCCTTTACCAAGGCGGCGATGTGTTTGATATCCTTCTCGAAGGCATCCCAGACGATCTCCTGCCCCTCGCCTACCGCGTGGCAGGTCGAGTGGTAGGCGATTACGGCCAAGCTGCCGCACGCGGCGGCGTTATCGGCCGCCTCGCGGACCGCCTCGGGTCGGCGAACGTCCGCCGCCACGCTTACGCCCACGACCGGGCCTGCGTCGCTGGGGAAGAGGCGCTTACCCCCGGAGGCTATCCAGCTGCCCATCTCCGCCGGTACGGGAGCCCCTACGGTCATCCGCAGCCAAGAGAACTCGCTCATCAATCGGCGGAGGTGCTCCGGACCGGAGCAGTTGGACGTACCGAACGGGAGCATCAGCCAATCGCCGTGGTAGCCGAGGGAGTTCAGTATCTCGCGGGCGCAGATCGCGTCCGCCGTCAGCTCCTCAGCGTTATGGGACTCCAGCGGCTTGTCCGCCCCGGAACCGCTCCAGAGGTGACGGTGCGTATGGTTACAGATCACGTGGCACACCTCAGCTATATCATGGACCTGCTCCCAATCGAGGAATCCGGGGCTGCCGATGAGGGAGGTGATTACGCCGAACGTCCCTACCAGTCCGTGATCATCGAGTAGAGCGGCAGAGTCCTCGTGCGTGCTCAGCCCGTCGTCAAAGGTCAGTAAGATACGCCCCGGCCGGTTATTCGTTTTCATTGGCAAACTCCCTATCCTCGTAGTAGTCCAGCACAGCCTGAAGAACGTTCTGCGGGTGCGGGTCCCAGCCCCAAGTATAGACTGCGTGGGGGGCTCCGAACCAGTTTGTTTCGGCGTAGCGGATCACGTGCTTGTGCGTTCCCCAGACGAGATGCGGTACGGCGCATCGGCTCGCGAGGTGGAGAAGTCCGGTAGAACCGCCCACGGCGAGCCCGCCGATATTAGCAAAGATATTAATACAATCGTCAATCGTGGTCTGGTTGAGAATGTTGAATACGCCGTCCGGAAAATCCCATTCTGCGTACTCGCTACGGCCCATGACGATTACGGTACTGGTCTCGGCGAGGGAGGCGGCTAACTCTTCCCACTTACTCCGGGGCCAGTTTCTCGCCTGTGTCATCTCCCGATCCCGCACGCAGAGGAACGTCACCGGCTTCCCGTCCTCCGGGAGGCCCAGGGTTTCACGTACGTCCGCTTCGGTCGCGTTCGCATTACCGGTCAGCAGTATCGGGCTCCCCTTCTCGAAGTAGGGGTTGTTCAGCTCCTTCATATTCCCGTAGCTGAACACGTCGACATCCTCGCCGAACCGCCCCTTAGCGTCGGCGGCTACCTGCGAGATGAGCTTGTTCAGATCGGTCTTGAGCGACTCCTCCTGCCCGAGCCCGTGCCACGCCATACACTCGGCCTCGTGCTCCGGGACTTTCTCCATCCCCACTACCGTCTCGGCGAACGGGTACAGCAGCCGCCGTCCGGGCCGGGTGTAGACCACGCACTGCTTGTATCCGTTGGTATCGAAGATCGCTCGGACCAGGGGGGACCACGCAAAGACTTCCCAGCCCAGTTCCCCAATGAAAGGTCCGGCTATGAGCGTCTTGTTACTTTTCTGCACGCCGTTCTCCTCTTCGTCAGCCGATCTTCGTATCGGCTTTGTAGCGGCCTCGGACGGCCACGATGGTGGCGAGCAAAGCGCTGATTCCCCCGATGATCTGCATCACCGAAGAGGTTGCGGCCCCCTGCTCTTCCGGAGTGACTTCCACGCCGAACAGCAGAACGCCTGCCGCGATCAGCGTGATAATCGCTCCCCAGATGGTTGAGCTTGCCCATGCGGGCTTCGTCCCGTTACTCACGTCGTTCTCCTTCTCCGCCCGGAGTGGGCGGCGTGTCGGGCTCGGCGGGACCGGCCGCGATCTCGTCCAACGTATCCAGCAGGTTGTTGGTCGCGGCGTCGGCCCTCGCCTTCAGTTCCAGCAGCCGTACTCGGGCCGCTGCCTTATCTTCCGGGTTGCCGTTGAATGCGTCCAGCAATCGGAAGCCGAGATCAATGGTCGCGTAGACCATTCCCATTGCTGTTACCGGGTCCACGCTCATCGTAAAGCCTCCTTCAGCTCGGCGGCGGCGACGTTCGCTGCCCGTTCCGCGAGGGCGGTGTCCAACCCGGCCAACTCCCTCGCGTGCCAGATATCCACGGTCCGCTTCGCCGCCCGCACCATCAGGGCGATTCGGGGGGCCTGCTCTTTACTGATCTCCCCGGCGTCGGCCAGTAATTGAATGGCGTCTACCGTGGCGCTGTAGGCGATTAACGTAACCTCCAGCCGTCCCGCCGACGTAGAGAACAGGCGGGAACCGCACCCGCCTACCGTCGTCAGCATCGTAGCGATCAGTAACAGTCCAATCCATCGTCTCGTCATCATCTCATCACCCTCTCCTTCGTGGTAAGACTTCGTTCTGTAGTTCCGTTACAAACCGGAGCGCCAATCGCTCGTAAAAGTCGCGGTCACCTGCCGTCTTAAAGAACAACTGGGCGGTGTCCGACGTAATGCCGAACTCCTCGCGGACGATCTGCGCTACCTTGTTGTTACCCCGCAGGGTAAAGTGATCATCCCGTGGCACTACCCGCCTCCTCCAGCAACCGAACTTCGCTGATGCCCCGCACTTGCGAGACCTCGTACGCCCGGTCTGCTGCTTCTATTATAGCCGTGCTGTGTGATACTAATAATATCTGGATACCCAGCATCGACGCTACCTCCCGGAGCATCCGTCCGAAGGAAGCCTGCTTGTCGCGGGAGATGAACTTGCCCGGCTCGTCGAGTAGGAATACCGGGGCGGGCCGGGGCTCGCTCACAGCCCATACGGCCATCCGCAGGGCCATCGCGGCTACGTCGATCACGCCCCCGCCTACCTCGTCGTTCGGGGATAGCCGCTCCCCGTCCTTGACGATCCACGGCACGATCTCGCTCTGGTTACGGGCGATCTTGTGCTCCATCTCGAAGCGGTACTCATCGCCGTATACAGTGGAGAGGGCCAGAGTCACCACATCCGCCACAAGGGCGGATACCTCCTCCTGCGTGATCAGCAGGACTTGGTTGACGATATCTCTAGCCCCCTCCAGCTGGCGCACCCTCCGGGTAGCAGCCGCATTGAGCCGCTTGGACTCCTTGAGCTGCTCCCTCAGCAAGTCTCTCTCCGCCTCGGTCTTGTGAAGGAAGGTTGTATGGGCGGTTAGGTCGGCCACGGCTACTCGTCTCCTCGCAGGTCGCTCATCAGATCGTCGAGGGCCTCTACGGCGGAGTCCAGCTGCTCTTGCTTATCCTGCTGCTGTGCCTCCAGTTCGGTCACCCGCTCGTTCGCCTCCTTGACGGAGGAGAGGCGGTGATCCGTAGCGAGCCGCTCCATGAGCTGCTTACGGCGGCCCTCTAGCTCGGATCGCTTCTGGCGGGCGTTGGTAACGGCGGCCTGTGCGGCCTTGATCTTATCGGCGATACTCTTGCTCACCAGTCATACTCCTTAAGGATTCTCATACGTTAGCCTCCTCCATCGCCTTCCACACGGCTTCCCGCATAGCCTCGGGAGTATCGTGCTCCTCGAAGAACGCGGTAAGGTTGCCCTTGAAAGATACCCCTACCTTGCCAGTCTCCCGGAGCTTGTCTATGAAGGGCTGAAGGTCCGGGCCTTCCGGCTTCTCCTCCCGGCCCGTCAGGTTAAACGCCGTCTCTACCGGCTCTACGTTTAGCGGGCAGCGGAAAACCGCAAAGTCCTCGGTATTGAATACCCACGCGGTCGGCTTCAGCGCCAAATCTCGCTTCCCGGCGGTGAGGCGGAGGAGGGCTCCGGCGTTGATCACCGTCGCCTCGCCGACCTCTTCAACGTACGGGTAGTGGTAGTCACCGAGCACATATAGATCATAGCCGGGATGCCGCCGAACGTACTGTGCCGGGCCAGTTAGGTCCTGCCCTGGCCATAGGGGCTTATCGCCCACCATCGCGTGGGCCATGAGGACGTTGAACCGGCCTACGGCCTTCGAGTCTAGCTCGTGGGGCGGTTGTCCAAAAGACGCCCCATATACCGCTACGCCCTTGTGTACCCAAACCTCATGGCCATCCACGGTTCCGTCTACCAGCGTCACGGCCCCGGCCGCGTCTAGGATACTAAGCGGGCTCCGCTTCCGCGACGCGGCCGCGTGGTAGCTCATATCGTGTTGACCATGAATGGTCAGGAAGGGGATGGGATTGGGTTGGAGGAGGTGGATCAAGGCTACCATAAGCTCGCCGCTCGGCGTCGGGTTATCGAATAAATCCCCCGGTTGGAGGATGGCGGCGCAGTTATGTCCCTCGGCGAGGTCGATAACCTGCTGGAGCTTGCACAAGCACGTCGCCTTGAAGTCCGGGTCCGTACGTCTCCGGGGCGTTCGCGTTCGCAGATGGCCGTCGCCGATTATGAGAAGGTTCATCTAATCACTCCGATATATTCGAGGTAGCCTACCACGATTATAGCGGCGAGTAGGATAAGGGCTACCCAGACAGTGAGGGCCTTGGTTCTCATCGCATATCCACCATAGGCACGTCATTCTCCTTGGCGACTTTCCGGCAGTAGTTCTCCGAGATATCAATGCTGACGCATCGGCGGCCGAGGCGCTTACATACCCGTAGCGTTGTGCCCGTTCCGCCGAATAGGTCTACTACCATCTCGCCCGGCTGCGTCGAGAGCAGTACGATTCGCTCCATCAGCGCCTCGGGGTGTTGTGTCGGATGCCACTTGCGCCGCTCCTTGAACGTCCCGCAGATACGCGAGAACTCCCATACGTCCCCCGGTACGCAGCCGCGCGGGTCCGCCCGCTTATCCCCGCCCTTCTGCCGCGCCGACTCGACGCGGATAGCGTCGGGATAGATCGGCACGCCCTTCGGGCGGTAGCGGAAGATCGGACGGTAGCTACTCTTGAGGTCCTTTTGTCCCTGCTGGCCGAAGGTATAGAACCACGGAATCATCCGCACGTCCGGGAGGCTGCCCCATTGTCGCCAGGTAGCCCATTGGTGTTTGTGGAATACGCTCAGCCAGCAGACGGCGTGGGAGCCGAACATTCGGGCGATGATAGAGCCGAGCAGGCGCTGGTACTCCCATTCCGGGAGCTTGTCCTTGTAGCCGTCGTATACCTTGCCGAGGTTGTCGGGCGGGTCCGCGAAGATACACTGGGCTACCGGGATGGTCAAGTCGCGGAAGTCCCCGCAGATCACTACTTGCGGATCGGGATAGTCTGGGATGATCTTCATTCGCCGGGCTCCGAACGCTTTTGAAACTGACGGCAGGGGCATAAGTTTCCGTCGGCCGAGCCGGATCGCCTTCCGCAAACCACAGCGCCTAAGGCCACGCCGGGGGCTCCGATGTGAGCGGATCGGGGATGCCCGCATATGCATATATCGTTCGTTCGGTTCTCCTTCTCCATATCGTCCATTGCGTCAAAGAGGGCTCGAATGGCGGGGCTGTCCGTGGGCGGCTCCGCGTTCGGCGGAAGGTCCTTCTCCAACGTTACTCGGGCCAATCGGGATATGTCGGGATCGTCCGAATGAATGGCGATTAGCCGGAGAATGCTCTGGAGCCGTTCTAACTCCGTAGCCGCGTCTATCAGTAGCTGCCTGTCGATTTTATGGGTATTCTGCGCCGCGTAGCGGCAGGCGTCGGGGAGTTTCATTTCGTCGCTCATTCCGAACCCTCCAGCGCGGCGGCTTCGCTCGGCAGGTCTCGGTTCAGGGCGTCGGTATGCGAGAAGCCCTCCGGGTAGCGGACCTTGAGCTTGGCGGTATTACGAGCCTGAATCTCCTCGAACGAGACGCCGAGCGCCTCGGCGGCTAGAGCGCAATACCAGAACACGTCCCCGATCTCCTCAATGAGGTTGTTCCGGTCCGGGGGCTTATTGTAGTATATCCACCGCTTCATCGCATTCATGAACTCCCCGGATTCGGTGCAGAGGCCCATAGCCGCGTGGAGGAGGTCTAGCTGGGCGTCCTCGATAGTCACAGGCTCGTTCGGCGGTTTCGTTCGTATAGCGTCTTGTTCGTAGCTCATGGCGTATTCCTCAGCACAGCGTCCTTTGCCTTCGGGGTTAGGTCTTGCTCGCACAGCGGGCAGTCCTCCATCTTCTCCATCAGGGCGTCCCGCGTCTTTTCAGCTACGGCGATATCTACCGCGAGGTCCCCGCTACCCTCCGCTTCGTGTTGTACGCCGACGAGGAGGTTGTTCAGTTCCCTCGCCTCCCGGCTGATCGGGAGGAGGGTCTGCCGCAGTTCGTTGATCTCGTTGACGGTCGTTTCGATCTCCCGGATGACATCGGGGTTGAGCCGGGCCTTCTCGTCGGCGATATCGGCGAGGGGCGTCAGTATATCGTGGACCGCCTCGGCCTGCCGATCCAGCTCCAGCCATTCACGGTGAGCCGTCTCGGCCCTTACCAGTAGCTCGTCCGCATCCTCGGGCACCGCGACCTCCAGCTTTGCGTCTACCGCCACGATATCGTCAAGGAGTATCTGGACGGCCGTCAGGGAGGCCGTCTCCGTCGCGTAGGACTGCCGGAGAGCCACTGCGGTCTCGATTCCGACCCGGTAGGTATCGAGCGGGGCGAATCGCTCTAAGGCCGTCCTACGGTCCCCGATCTCCTGCTGGAGCGTCTCGGTCCGCCGGGTCTCCGAGCGAATGCCCGAGGCGAGCTTGTTCGCCGCCGCCTCGGCCTGATCCAGCTGGACGGCCCGGCTCAGCGCGCTAGCGATCTTACCAGGGGTTTCGAGGATGAGAAAATGGGAGTCCAGCTGGGCGCTGATATTGATCGGGGCGAGAGGGATGAGTTCCCGCACGTTCTCGGGTACGTCGGTGCCGATGGCTTCGAGGTCCTCGCCGTTGGCGCGGTAGCCGTTACCCCCGCCCTTGCGGTCGCGGAACCTCTCGACGGTCCCGCCGTCGACGCGAGTGATCTTCACGGAGCAGGATTCCGTCCCGCCGTTCCGCATGAACGACTTACCTCGCGGCCGGTTGTTAATCGCCCAGTTCAGCGCCCGCATCACGGCGGTCTTGCCGGAGTCGGAGGAGCCGACGAGGACAGTTACGCCCGGCGATAGCTCTAGCCGCGTCTCCTCGTGGCTCTGGTAGTCCTGAATTTCAATCGCTTGGATCATTTCGCAGTACCTCGTGACGCCCGTACCACGCGAGCAGTAGGCTATCTGCCTTCCCGTCGTGCGGCACGCGGCACCGCTCGTTCTTCCGAAGGTCTACGCCGGGGAATAGTCGCCCGGCGGCAATGATCGCCCGGCCCTTCGGATCGTTACCCGGTACTCCGGCGCAGACGACCCGCTGCCACGTCCGGGGATGGACCACGACCGAGGGAAGGCCGAGTCCGGCGGCGAGCCCGATCCAGATGCCGTAGCCTCGGCCCGTCGTGAAGGTGGACGAGACGCCCTGCCCTTGGAAGGCTTGCTGCTTCTCGATCACTACCATACTCACGGTATAGTCGACGGCCCATCGATGGAGAATGTCCCGCATCGCCGCTACGTCATAGTCCCGCTTCGAGCCCTTCTTAGAGATTGACACCGTAGGCGTCGGCTCGCACTCGGTCGCGCCGTTCTCGCGGAGGAGGGTTAGGAACCCATCCTTGCCGGGGTCTATGCCGATGACTGTACTCATATCTACGTTCCTCGGTGCTTCGGTTTCCGGTCCGGCTTCGGATTCATTATAGTCCAGACCCTTACAACCTCGTGTTCCAGGTCCGTCTCCCACCCCTCTTTTTCGATAGCCTTAATCGCGGGCTCGATGCCCTGCCCAAGTGAGGCACCCTCGAACTTCCACCACGAGGCATTCAAGCTCACCTTATTCGGGATAGCGGGGCGAATGGTCTTGCCCTTCTTATCCTCCTGCGACTTTCCCATGTTCTTCAACCATTCGAGATTCGCCCGGACGTTGTCCACCCCGTAGTCGAATAGCACGTATAGGAAGCCCCGTCCGAACGGGGGTGCTATCTTGTTCTTTTCGATATCGTAGTCAATCCGGACGCCCTTGGCCCGCCCGAACTCGTTAAATACCTTGGCGGTGTGCTTCAGGAAGATGCGAGTGGAGGCGTAGAAGAACATGGCCTTACCGCCGGATGTAACGTGTTTCTTCTCCCACTGCCCCGCGTCGATCTTCGTACGGGTCTGGTCCACGGCGACTATCGTCAGGTCCGCCTCGGCGATGGGTCTGATATATTTCCGGAACGCCTTGCTATACATCTTCGCCCGGCTCGTTCCGTAGGTTCCCTTGTCGAGTTTCTCCTTAGCCTCTTCTTGCGAAGGGATGGCCGAGAAGGTATCTACACCCATCGCGCACGGCGAGGGGAGTATCCCCGTGTGGATCATCTTGAGTGCCGGGTTCACCTCGTCGTCATACAGCTTCGCGACGGTGAGGGGGATGCGGTAGGTAAACTCGGGGAAGTGGGCCACACCTTCCGGCATCGTCTCCTTGATCCACTCGGCTATCTGCTCCGGATCATCGCAGCGCCACGGCCCTACTCGGAGGCCGAAGAGGTCCTCGGCTCGCCCGAAGTCTAGTGTGAGTTCGGCGTCCTCATAGATCGCGGACCCCTTTTGCCGCTGGGCTGAGCCGAGTATCTCCGTACAGAGCACGGACTTGGCGGTGGAGTTGTCGCCGTACATGTGCGTGATGCGACCCGAGCCGACGCCGCCGGGATAGCGCCCGGAGATATCGAGGTCCAGGAGGGTGCTGCCCGTGCTAAGGTAGTAGCGGCAGGGCGGGAGGTCCTCCCGCTTCAGGTTGTCGGCCGCGCTCTCCTCTACTGCTCGTCGTTTGGGTTTGCTCATAATGGAAAGGGTCCTGTTTTGGCGGCTTCCTTAATCGCCTGCTCCTCATCGTCGTTGAAGACAATCCGGGGTCTCGCTTCGTCGCTCATCGCTCCTCTCCTACCGAAGTGTCGGAGTCGTCTACGGAAATGTCGGTCTTTATTCTACCGGTCAGAAGGGAGTGAAGGAGACGAAGGTAGGCCCACGTCTTCTCATGCTTGTACTGGTCTTCCTTCTTAGCCATCATTATTCGTCTCCCTCCGGCTCCGTTCGCCTTCGCCGGGAAGGCTTACCTGCCCGGTGTGCGGCGAGTCGCTCCTCCGTATCCTCGGAGCCGACCGCCTTAGGCCGCTCCATTTCTTGAATCTGGGCATCCGGCCCGCCCCAGTAGTTGGACTGGTAGAGGTCGGCCTCGACCTTGATCATCGACCGGCGGTGATCGTAGGCGGCGGACGTAGCGGAGGCCCGGTCCCGTTCCAGCTCGGCGGCGATTAGCTCCGCTTCCGCCGCCTGAACCGAGGGCATCAGCGCGATAGCATGCGTGACAGCCCCCTCGGTGATCTTGGCGAGATTGTACTCCTCGGGGGCCTCGCGGATGAGGTGGTCGGCGTCGGCCCGGACCTCGCCGAGGCGGACCTTGGCCCGCTTGGCCGATGCGTTAAGCTCGGCGTGAAGTTCCCCCGCCCGGCGGCAGAGGTCCGGTTGGGCCTCGGCCGCCCGGTGGAGGGCATGGATATCCAGCTTCATCCGAGCCCGTAGCTCCGCGTATTCCTGTTCTTGCTGTTCGTTCATGAAATCTTATCCTTATTGCTTGATCATTGAATCTAGCTTGCGGTGGCAAATCCGACACAGCCAGTAAACCCGAAGCGGCTTCGTGTAGTCTGGATGGTGCATCTCAATCTTATCCCGCCCGCCACAAAAATGGCAAGGTCGTTTGGAAAGCCTCCCGGCCTGTAAAGCAGCCCCCGCCATACGTCGCGCACGGGACTTTTCTGGATGCTCCGCACGCTCCTCACGACAAATGGTAGAGGTTTTCGCCTTTCTGTGCGGGAGGAGACTTCGCTGTCTGTCACCCTCCCGCGTCGCTTCAAGATTCCTATAGCGGTGTTCTGAAACATCGGCACGGGTACAATCCTTACACTTACCCAAGAGACCGTCCGCCATCGCGGCCTGAGCATAGAACTCGGATCGTGGGAGCTGCCGCTCACACTTAAAGCACGTTTTTGTAATGGTGTTTGTTTGACAGCCCATTTTGCTTTACCGAAAAGCTAGAACGGTATATCAGGGTCATCTTCATCCACGTCGGCGGGGCGTCTCCGGCGCTTCGGAGGCTCGTCCTCGTCCTCCTCCGGCTCGGTCTTCCGGCGTCGCTTCGGCGGGGCGTCCTCGTCCTTGTCATCGCCCTCCTCCTTCGCGGCGGCGATGCGTTCGCGGCGATCCTTGATCTTGTTCCGGATAGCGTCGGCATCCGAGCCATCATCATCCTCGTCCTCTTCCGGTTCGCTACGGCGTCGACGGCGTGGAGGCTCGTCGTCGCCCCCGTCCTCTTCGGCGGCCTTCCGGCGGCGTTTCGGCGGGGCGTCCTCGCCCTCCTCGTCCTCGGCGGACCGGCGACGCCGACGGGGGGCGTCCTCTTCCTCTTCGGGCGGCGCGGCAGCGGCAACGGATTTCCCCAGGGCGGCGGCGATGGTATCATAGCTGCTGAACTTCAGCACGTCGGTATACCGAGGCACCTCGTCCAGCCAGTCCGTCTCCGTCTCTACGTCCCATTTACGGGCGACGAGTTTGGGCGAGGTATACTTAGTACTAAGTTCCTCGCCCTTCCGTCGGAACTGGAAGCTGTGGCCCGCCTTACTGGTATCGAGGATGTCAATCATGGAGCCGTCGTCATCCATGCATACTTCCAGCACGCCATCTTCGTAGACCCACGTAGCTGGCATCATGTAATACTTAACGCCCTCGTCCATGGTATCTTCGTCGATACCGTCCACCACCCATACCAGTACCTTCTTCGGTTTCGGGCTCTTATAGGACGAGGAGTAGGGAACGAGGTTCCGCAGCTCCTTCCACATCGCCTTCCGTTCCTTCTCGGAGACGTTGTCCTTGGTTTTCTTGTAGCGGGCGAGGACTATGTCGTGCCGCTCGCAGACCGGGCATCGCCCGTCCGCGATCTCTTCCGGTACGTCCATCCCGATCTTAGTCAGATACCGCTTCATCCACTTCGGGCATAGATGGGCCGACTCGTTCGCCCCGATATCGTAGTGGGCGTAGATTTTCAGGCCGATCTGGTCCGGGTCATCCGGATGTGGGGGGAGGATGTGAATACGGTGCGTCTTGGCCGCGCCGTTTTCGCCCGCCGAGGTACGGTACTCAGACACGCCGAGTTTCTCCAGCGCGGAAGCGGAGGCGAAGAAGCCGGGCCGCTCGCCGAAGTCGCTACCCGTATCCTTATCCTTGTTGTCGTAGTCGTCGCGGGCGCGGGCGAGTCGCTGCTCTCTACGTTCTTTGGCACTACTACTCATCTCGTTCTCTCCTAAGTTGCTTTGCGTGCTTCGCTGGCCCGAAACAACATTACCAGCAAGTGCGGTTCTCCGCTATTGTAAGTGGGGTCTATAAGTTCTTCCATCATCCCGACGAACTTAGCCGCCTCGGCGGGGTTCTTCGAGCGGAGCAGGCAGGACTTGAGGTATCCGAGTACTGCGCGGCGGATGGCCTCGGGTTCCTTCTCCGCTATTCGATTATAGACGGCGGCGACGATCTTCCACGGATCGTTGATTAGCTTCTGGCATAACTCCTTGACCGCCCGCTCCGCCGCCTGCGTCGATGCTATCGCGGCGATAGCCTTCTCCGGATCGAGCCCGGCCGCCTTCTCGGTGAGGACCAGCGCCATCCGGGGGGAGCCTTCGGCCTGCTGTAGAATCGCCTCCACTACGTCCGCATCCAGTTCGGGGATATCGGCTTTAATACACGCCCGGTCGATCACGTCCGCGAGGGCATCCTCCCCGAGCTTCGAGACCTCGATGGGCTCGCACCGGGTCTTGATCGTATTGAGGAGCTTCTTCGGTTCCGTGGAGCACAGGAAGTAGTAGGCGAAACTCGGGATGTCCTCGAACACCTTGAGCAGCGCGTTCTGCGCATCCTTGGTTAGCGCGTGCGCCTCGTCAAGGATGACTACCCGGACGCCCCCGCCGATGGGCGATGCCTGCGAGAAGCGCTCCAACTCACGGGCCATATCGATACCCCGCTCACTCGCCGCGTTCTTCTCGATAAGGTTGATCTGAAGGTTGCAGCCGAGGAGCCCTGCCATCAGTCGGGCCAGCGTGGTCTTGCCGCAGCCGCTAGGGCCGGTGAAAAGGAGGGCATGGGAGTGCTCGTCGCGGGCGAGTAGGTTCTTCAGGGCGGAGACGGCCCCCTCGTTGCCCACGAAGTCGTCTAGCGTGGTCGGTCGTACGTTCTGATACAGGCTCATAGGTCAAACCTCGCGAAGGTAGCGGGGAAGGCTCCCCGGCCCGGACCGACGGCCCGGACAAGTTCATTGTCGTACCCTCGATTATAGACGGCGGCACGTCCGCCGCCTACGGCTAAGAGGATCAGGAGCAGCAGGTTCATTTCGCTCATCTCTCATTCTTCGTTCGTATAACTCGTCGCCCTTTTCGTTCGGTATCCAGATCGGCCACTGGTTTGGGAAGCTCGTGAACGTCCCGCAGCCGGAGACGAAGAGGAGGAGGAAGATCAGGAGGGATTTCCGCACGCGCCTTCCGCCTTCCGCCGCAGCCAGTCCGCCGCTTCCGCGCCGGTCGAGAATGCGCGAGCATCCCCGGCGGCCTCGTGGAGAATCGCCTTTCGCAAGATAGCGTCACGGGCGGCTTGCTTCTCATCACTAGTGATTGGAGGTGGGTCGCTCATCGCTTCCTCTCCACGGACTTCTTCGCCGTCATTAAGTATCCTCGGATACGGAAGAACGCCAGCCGCATATGCATAGGTAGTGCAAACCGATCCTCGCACTCATCATCGATACATCGCATCTGCCAGAACCAACCAAGATACGGTTGCCCGAGTACGGCCCCGACCGCCTGCTCTACCGAAGTCTCGCCGGGCAGCGATGCGATCTCCGCTCGCTTCAGGATGCGGTATAGTCGCCAAAATGCCGCCCACTGCTCGCGGAGGGTTGGCGAGTATACCCAATCCAAGAACTGCCGTAGCCGCTCGTCGGATAGATCGGTCAAGTCGATAGTGCCCGCGACGGGGTTCATCCGGCCCGAGCCCTTCTCCTCCGCGATACCTCGGCTAGCCGCCGGACATAGCGGTCAGTCAAGTAGGGATTGACTCGGCCGTTCCGCCCGATCACGATTATGCCCGAGTGGGGAATCGGAACGCTGAGCGGTTCGCCGGTCCAGAAGTTTCCTTCCCGCGAGAGGCGAAATACCCGCCAGCCGTCTTTCGGCGGGTTCTGTCGTATCCGCGCCGCTACGTAGCGGGTATCCCGAAGGTACAACCGCCCGTTCAGTAGGATATTTTTGTTGAACAGGACGTAGCTGACACTTCCGTTGCGGCCCCGCCAGCTTCCGCTTTCCATCCGCATCTCTACACCAGCCCGCCGCACGTCCCGTTCTACATCCGGAAGTACCGCAACATCCCAAGGCGGAGTCTGGGCAGCCTTCGTCAATCGCGGACCGAAGGCGGCGAGTATCGCGGCCCCCGGTAGTAGCTTGAGTAGTCCTCGGCGGTTCATGTCGGTCTCCTTCTGGGCCTTGCCTCAAATACTTGAAGCCCGCATTCTCTCGCGCGGTCGACTATGCCCTGCCCGACTCCGGTAGGATCGACGATCATTGAGCGGGCTCCCCACGCGCGGGCCATCGTGCAACAACGGTTCGCGGTAGTCCACGTATCGCAGATTGACCATCGTTCGGCGGAAAGTACCCGGCCCGTCTGAGCGTCGAATACGGCGATGGTCGTGGTCTCGTTACCATATATCGCCGGGTCACAGAAGATGATGGGTTGTGGGGGAGTCCACCAGCAGTGTTCGGGATGGGGCGGGGCCGCCGATTGGGCGACCTTCGCCCGCGTCGCCGCGATAGCGGCCAATGGGGCGGCTATCGCCAATTTCAATAGTCCTCGGCGTCTCATCCTTCACCGTCCTTTTCGTCGGGGTTGCCCCCGAACTTCCGCTCTAGCCAGTCGGCGATCTGCGGAATATATAACGCCTCGCAGACTGCCTGGAAGAAGGTCGGCTTAACTTCGGGCGGCACGTAGTTCTCGTCCTCGATCAGGACCGTGGCCGTGAGCCATAGCATCCCGAAGTCTCCGCCCCAGCGGGCGTATTTCTTAGCGGCGCGGCTGGCAATGGTGAACAGGTCGCCCTCCACTGTGCCGCGAGTGCTACTCGTCCAATGGATCGTCGAGCCACAAGAGCGAAGCCGAATAGTCTTGCTGTGAACTACCGGTTCGCTCCATGCGATTAAGCGTATCTTCTTAGCGCTCCGAATAGCCGGGAATAGATCGCCAAGGGCCGCTGCGCAAAGGACCAGGCCGCGTTGTTCCGGAACGCCCCGCCCTTCCCAGCAGCAGCCGTCCACGCCGGAGCGTTCGAGTTCGTAGGTCACCAGTCGCTTCGGTCCAGTCTCGCCCATCACATTCTCCTTACGCTTAATTATAGCGTGACCTCTTTCATATCCAGCATGTTGGGTCCGGTCTTGAACTCCGCCTCCCACGGGACAATCGCGTCATATCCCCATGCGGGCCGGGCTACGATCTCCTGCCCGATCTTAATCAGCTCAGGCACCTCGTCCTTCACGCAGTCGATCACTACCGAGTCGTGAATCTGCCCGATGATTAGGCTCTTCATCCCGCGCCGCCGCATCTCCTTCTCCAGGTCTAGCAGTACCCGGAGGAGGCGGTGGAACGCAAACCCCTGATTGGGCATGTTGCAGACTTGGTTGAAGCTCAGGCAGCCCTGCTTTCCGTAGCGTACGCGGAAGCCGGTAAGGTACTGGAGGTAGCCGTGCTTGTGGTAGAACTTTTCGCTGTCCAGCTGCCACTGCTTGAGGCCCGGCATTTGGTCCCACAATTCCTTCTCGGCGGCCTGTACCGCCTCCACCCGCCACTCCGGGTAGTTCCGGGCGATAGTTTTCCAATAGCTCCCATAGAACTCCGGGAAGATGAAGCCGTTTTTACCCTTGTACCTCTGCTCCTTCGTAATCTCGTCCTCGGGAATCTCGTAGAGTAGCGAGGCGTAATAGCGGTGGAAGTCTACGTTGTCCCTGATGTTCTGAACTAGCTGGGCGTCCTTCGAGTGAACGCCATACCCCCGTACCTCGGCTCCTGCGAAGTCTAGCTCCATTAGCAGATCGAACCGGGGGACGAGGACGCGGCGTAGCTGCGCCAGCTCTTCGATACGCACGGGGATGTTCTGGAAGTTCGGGTCCGCCGATGAACTGCGGAAGGAGGATACGAGATGAAGTAAGAAACTCGGGTGAAGGAAGCCCGCCGCCGTCAGCGAGAGGAAGTTCTTGATATAACCATTAAGCTTCGTCAGGTGCGCCTCCCGCTGGCACGCCTCGATCAGCTTAGCTACCGGGCCGCCCGCCTCTACTTGGCCCAGCAAGTGCGTCATGCTATCGGCGTCGGTCGAGCAGTGGAGGGGGTTACTTAACTCGGAGCCGGAGGGCGTTAGGTGGTGCGGCTTCAGGCCGAGCATTCCGAAGAACAGCTTTTGCTTATCTTGGCTAGAGCCGGAGTCCCACTTTCGTCGGTACTTCCGCCGGTAGGTTTGGACTGCCTGGCATTGTTGGGCTGCGTCTAACTCCACGAGCTTCGCGGTAGTCTCGACCCCGAGGTCCTCCAGCTGCGGTACGTCGACGCGAATGCCCCGGTATTTCATCAGGGCGAACTGGGGGACCGCCTCGTGGAATAGAGAGTACGCCCGCTCGGAGTCCTCGTTCATCTCCGCACCCTGATCCGCCGCGAGGCGGCTCAAGTAGCGGGCGTCCAATACATTGTACCGGGCTACCGCGTCGAGGAACTCTCGATTCAGATTCTTCACATCCACCTCGGTCTTGTACGTCGATCCGTAGCGGACGAAGCACTGGAAGCCCTGACTGGTAATGCCCCGGCGGTTATCGAGGACGTGTTGGCGGACCATCGTACAGCAGTGGACGTTGTTAGTAGGCGTCTCGAACTTGACGAGGCCGCACAGCTCCTCAAATTGCCAATTCTGGATCACCTTCGGGCACGGGCTCGCGAGCCATTCCTTCAGAGCGGCGTATATGATCTCCAAGTCCGCCGCCGTCCAGCAGGCGTGTGGATGCTCCAGCGGTACGCACCATCCCGTCTCCTCCGAGGTCGCGAAGGCGACGGAAAGGAACTTCCATTTGCTATCGAAAGGATCGAGGCCCGTGGCCTCGTAGTCAAACGCTATCCGCTCCGTTCCCGCGCCGAGCGCCTTCAGTCGCTTCACTACCTCGTCCGCGTCCTCGACGATCTCGAAGCGGTCCTCATCCAGCCGCTGGTCCCGGTACGGGTCCTCCAGTAGCTTCTCCATACCGGCTCGGAGCATCTCGTCCATGCGCCCGTCGTGCTTGTGCTTCTCGTGGAGGAAATACGCCGGGTGGAATCCGCAGCATACCCAGCAGCCGTGAGCCGCCGAGGGTACTACCCGCCCGTGCATCGAGGTGGCGTTGGGGGAGAAGGGTGCGTCCCGGAGGACCTCGGCGATAGCGGCCGTGCCGAATGCATAGATAAGGTCCGGGGCGAGGGCGTCAAGTTGACTTGCGACACGAGGACGGCAATAGCTAATCTCCTCCGCCGTCGGCGTCCGGTTCTCTACCTCTCCCCGGACCTCCTGCGTCGGGCGGCACTGGACTACGTTCAACCGCACGCAGTCGCGGTCCATATCTACGCCGATCTTCTCCAGGCGGTCACGGAGGAACTTCCCCGACGCCCCGACTAGCGGTATGCCCTCGCGGTCCTCGTCCTGGCCGGGGGCCTCGGCGACGATAACAATACGTAGCTCGCCCTCCCCATAGGGGTCCATACGGGGGCTCTGGCAGCTGTCTCCTAGCCCGCAGGCGGCGCAGCCTGTCGCGGCGGCCCGTTTCGGCTTCCGGGGCGTAGGGGCGGAGCCCCGTATCTCCTCGGAGTCAAAGAAGATTGCTTTCATAGATTTATTCTATCCTACT